GAATGTTCACTATATCCTGCTCCAAAGGAATGGAGATACGGTTCACCGGTTCGGTTTTGTACTGTGCTTCAATCTCATAAGTCTTGCCGGTCTTTTCATCGAAATCTTTTTCCGCTTCCTTTTCAAGCACTTTTCTGTCTGGGTACTTCTCTTTATCAACCATGATTTCATGGCGTTCTGGATTCCAGTCGTCCCAAAGCTTGCAACGGTCAGGAAGTTCGGTTTTTCTACCTTTCTTTAAGTAGCTTATTTTCTGCCCGATGTCAGGCAATGCTAATATTTCTTCAAGCGTTAATGGCATAATCTATATTTTTAGTGTGTGAATATTCCAGTTAAATCTTTCGGCTTCTGAATCTTGCCAAGAAGCTCACCCAATACATAATAACGTGCAGCGTCTATACCGTGATTGTCATGGTCTTCCGGCTCATTGATGTAATTTCCATCCTTGTCCTTCGCCCAAACATATTTTCGGAACTCACTTTGCAAGTTATAAGAGCGTTTGGTTATGTATATTTCATACTCCTTCATCTTATCTATACCCGCTACAACAGAACCGGGGTATTTACTTACAGCATATATCCTCACACCTCCGTTATGAATCTCTTGAATGGTTCTTGGGTCCGCACTATCAGCTATAGTTTTTAATCCCCAAGGACGTATAGATTTAACAATGTCGGATGACAGCAGTCCTGTTCGATAGTCTACTTCATCAAGATATAGGCGATTATCAATAACTCCACACCGGATTGCTGCCGTTGGATCATTGGTGAAACCAAAGTCAAGACCTAAACCGATTTTTTTGCATTCCTGCGGGAATTCGTCAATAATACCCCACTTCTTGAATACAGCACCCTCTGCCACGTCAGCCCAACGACCGATAACCACATGAGCATACTTCTCAGGATTGCTCTCTTTCATTTCCTGCACTTCCCGAAGGAACTCAGGAGAAAGGTTCTCTAAGTTGTCAAAGTAGGTAGTGTGAATATGAAGTACATTCGGATGGGTAGAAACCTGAACTTGCACACCGTCAATCTCAACAAGCTTGTGAGTATTCTCGATGTACTTTTTATAGATGAAGTGATTAGAATCGCAGGGGTTCATTATAATGATAATCCGGTTCTGGATACCCTTCTTGCGGATAGAGAGCATTATTTTATCGAACTCTTCTTCATTCGTCCATTCTTCCGCTTCATCGCAGACGAAAGTAGTAATTCCCTGAATAGATTTTAGTTTTGCCGTCTGATTACCGGAAGAAGTCTTGATGCCTCGGAACATTATACGACTATTAGTCATCTTATTGACAATATCCGTCTTGGTAGTCTTGAAATACTTAGTTGTTCCGTCTAGCTCTATCTTCTCCATCATTTCGGGAATGATAGACATACCAGCGGAAACCATCGTGTAGCGGGTGTAGAGAACCTGATGCACTATCTTTTCGGCTTCCGTCATTTCAAAGGTCAGACGTTCAATGAAGGTGGAAGCATTGAAGGATTTGCCGGAGCCACGACCGCCGGTGATAAGAATAATGAATTTATCCGTATCAGTGTATAATGGATGGTAAATTTCTTGAGGTACTATCATTTCAGCTTGTCTTTAATCCAGGAATCAATACTAATACCGTGGTTTATGTTGGTAGGAATATCAGCATCTTCATCCTGTTTACGTTCAATCCTCCTCCAGTCTTCATCGTAATGGTACAACCAGGTCATTTGAGCACTCAAATTGGGAGCCAATTCACCTTCTACAGTTTGAACTTCTTCCTCACCTGTCAGATTTCCGTCCCTATCCCGCAGCTTTCGAATAGTAGTGTTCTTTGTTTTGATACCACCAAGGGCCATAGCAAGGAACTTTGCCCGGACAAGAGAGTTTATTGCACAACGCGCGCGTGAGAGGGTTTGACTTAATTGACTGAACTCTCTTTTCTTCCTACAAAAAGTTTCTGGTTCAATTCCAATGGCATGAGCTATTTCTCCGTCAGTGAATCCCTTTTTGGCATACGACTCTACGAGAGAAAGGAATTCCTCGCTTGTGTAATCAAACTTAGGCTTTCTTCCTCCTTTACCTTTTTTGTTTTGAGATTCACTTTTTGTCATAATCTTATCCGTTAGCTAAACCTCGGCTAGCAGTTGTGTAACCCCTTCTATCTCTGAAATTGGAGAAAGGAAGCAGTGAAGAGTCTACTCTTAAACTTCTTGCCAGATTTTGGGTTACATTATATCCTGCACGAGAGATTCGTTGGTTATTTGATATGTTTCTTGCAATATTACCACTTGCTGCATAGGTTTTTCTCAACCTTTTTGTTGTTGAAAGAATTTCGCTGTAACTTCTTTGTCTTTTTCTGACTCTGCTTTCCTCCTATAATTAATCTATTCTCTCTACTTGTTCATCGAATACCTCTCCCTTGATAAATTTCATATCTGGATCATAACCGAACCTTTCACAGAAAGCCGCTTTAGCTTTATAGGAATCAAAGGATAACATTACATAAGCATCCATATTCTCGGCTTGCTTCTGTGCATTCTCCTTGACCTGTTGCTTGACTTCTTTCATGTGGGCTACTTTTTCGGCACGTTCCAACTGTTTGGCGGCTTTATCGGCTTCTTTCTGTTCGGTGACAGGTGACATCATATCAGACAAAGCATCAGCAATGGAGCTTTCTTCTTCAGTCTGCAACAGATAATCAACACCAATCATGTTTAGGTCAGCATCAGTCAGACCTGCGTCTTTCCAATCAATATCAGGAACAATCTGCGCAAGAGCGTCGAAATCCCAAGTACCTTGCGCATTGGGGTTATTCATTAAAATGTTCAACTCCTTTTCCTGTTTTTCGTCTACGTCAATGACATCGACACGAATACGATAGTCGTTATCGGGGAACTTCTGCAATTCATCCATGACAGACAAACGCTGATGTCCGCTGACTACGGTCAATCCAGTACGCTTGTTCACGACAATTCCACCGACCAACCCGAATTTCTTGATACCACGTTTTAATGTCTTTCGTGATTCATCGGAAAGTTTTCGAGGATTATAATTTGCAAAGTGAATGGCAGAACGATTTAGTTCTACCGATTCGCTCTTTATGTACTTACTTAGTTCCATGTTATCCGTTACTTAAACCTAATCCACCACTGCGTCCTTGACGAGCAGACCTTGAATATTGTTGGTACACGCTTCCGTTTCTTGCATAATTTAAACGGCTAAGGTTACGATACATGGCACCGCCAATACTGTTAATTCTTGCCTGCCTTCCTGGATTACCAGCTGCAGCATTACTCAAACGATTGGTTTGTACGCCTATATCGGCAGCACTTTTCATTCTTCCTCTTCTTCTATTTCTGACTCGGCTATTTGTTTTTTATTATTATACTCAAATAAAATTCTTTCACTCATAGGAAATACCCGATAGATTCGTTGTAAATCCTGCGGATAGTTCTCTTTTAACCAAAGCATACAATCAAGATTAAACCCCACTCCTGAACTGGCTTTTAAAGAATATCTAACTGGTTCTGGCAATCCATGTTGTCTCATGTATGCAAGAATATCCTTTTGCGTCCAATCAGCCAAAGGATAACATAAGCCGTTGTTCTCATATCCGTTAGCTTCATACCCTTTCAGCATCAAACGTCTATTCATGCCATCGGCTTTCTTCATCCCCAAGAACGTGTAATAAACTCCATGAGCAAGTTGCATAGCTTTTACCACATCAGCAAGTTTCAGCAGCTTCACCTTTGGATTAGGGACACAATACAACCCGCCACGAAGAATGTAAGTTAGATTCCAGTGAGGCGTTTGCACAAACTCGATCTTTGGATATTTGGCTTTAGTCCAGCCAATCCATCGGTTTATGTGCTCCAAGTCTTTGACGAAGTACATAAACACACAAACGATCCGATCAAACTTTGGATAGATTAAATCAAGTAGGACAAGCGAATCTTTACCCAAGGATAAAAACAGTAAAGCCTCATTCGATTTTACCCGAATGAGGTCTATATACCGGTTCGCTTGCTCTATTTTGTTCATAGTTATCCTCCGGACATACCTAATGACACACGTAAATCAGCATAACGCTGCCTACGCGATCCTAACTGTGTGGCACTAGCCGTACCTCTACGATTGGCTACCAATCTACCGCCTGCTCCTGCGCCATTCATGTTTCTGCGCGGTCCGGCTACTCTGTTAATTCTTCTTGCGACTCAGCAAATCAAATTTTAAGTTTAAACAATTCAATCTATATGTTTCTCTAATATTTTGCCTAAAGTATAATCCATTTGGGCGGCAAGATATTCTTCACCTTTATAAGTATAAACAATATCCTTGCCTTCATCATCTGTGAGAATTGATGCTCCTGCATCTTTCACCTCAACTATAATATACGGACGTTTACCCCTATATTCACCAGTTAACAGCTTTATAGCATCATACTTGATAGGCTTTAATTCTATCTCACCCTCTTCAGGTAATTCGTCATCAGCCTTGTATTCTTTACCATCACAAAGGTAGGTGATATACTTCTTTGCATTGGTAGGTCTAATTTCACGGTATTCGTGCGTTTTTTTGCCTACCAAGATTTCATCGAAATACTTCTGTTTGATGCTCAATGTAAGAATGTTCATAATCGTGTCAAATTTAAATCAATACTCAATAGTTGCGGGGGGCTGAATCGAACAACCGACCTTCACCAAGTCAAAGTGAAAAGCTACCACTGCTACACCCCGCGATAGTACCCCAAAGGTACTACCACAACCAAAGATAACGAAGTATATTCAATCGTTATACACGACAATCGGTTTATTGTCGTGAACTAAGCCAAATATCACGTTCTTCTCTGCAAGCTTTTAGCGTTGGGGCTACTGTAGCAAACAGATCGCCGCTTTCAGTACGGTAGTCATACTGGTACATTCGCCTTACTTTACCTTTTAGTTTTATTGAGAAAGTGCAGTAGTTCTCTTTACCTGGTTGGCATACGCTACAACCGTTTTTGTTTATTGAGTTCATAACTAATCTATATTTAAAGTTTTACATTCAATCTTTCTACGCTCGTATCAAAAATCACATGTGTGCGTATATTGCTTTTTCAGGCTCTCTAAGGCTTTTTCTGTAACAAGATATGTGTAGCATTCATTGCTGCCAATGCGCTTAATAGAGCGTGTTTCTTTGAGAACAATAGGCTTGTTGAAGATAACTTCATACTTGTTGCCACAACTTGTTATCAGAAAATCAACACTACGTTTATATTCGTCCAGTTCTGTTTCTTTGTATTCACCTTTAGAGATGAAATTGGGATTGGGTACCAAGTACCCCTCTGCTATTAATACGCTATTCGAGTTGTATACTTTCATAATCGTGTATGCTAATAGAAAAACATTTTACAGTGGTTATTGTACAATCTTGATCTCAACGGGCTAGGGTTGGCGAGCCAAGCAAAATGAAAATTTAGGCTAATTTCACACATTACGTTTTTATGGTGAATCCATTGTTCTTTTGTCATAATCGTATTATTAAAGATTCATATATAAACAAGTCAGATCACATTCTTCATCGTAGTCGTATTCAAGCGATACGGGTGCAAAGTATTGCTGTATCTTCTTTGCTGCTGTTTCATTCTTACCCTCAAAAGAGAAAGTAAAAGAGCGCTTGCCTCTGACTGTTATTTCAACCGGTATGCCTGCTACCTTAGTCATGTTGTTTTCAAGTTCTTGTTTTGTCATAATCGTATATTTAAGCGTTAATACCAATTGCATTTCTCATAAAGTCACTCGCTTGCTCTACTGACATATCCAACTTCTTTTGGATCAGAATAAGCATACAGCTTACTTGCTCTTTTGTATTTAAGTTGCCTTGTACAAATTCTAACATGATGAACTTTTCTATTGTTTTTTGTTTAATTACTGATGTTGCCATAATCGTGTGTATTGTGGTAGCCCGAAGGCTACCGGATTAAACCAAACCCAATCTTTTCGCAATGTAAGCGTCATGATTAATCTCGCCATAAGAGGCATATTCATTCGGGCTGTTTCTTTCAAGGGTTCTGCGATACTCATCGCATAATTCTTGCGCCTCAATCTGCGTGAGATTTGATGCTATTAGACACTCTTTGTTGCCAACTATCTCTTGTATGTATACAAACCAAGTATTTTTGCTTTTCATAATCTTCTGTGTTACGCAGGGCTTTCGCCCTGCTGGTTA